AGGATAGGCTCCACCGTTGTGAGCAGCGCATTGATGTCAGCATAGCTCTTTTTGAAGTGTGGATTGGTTGCATTCTTTGCCACCTTACCAATTTGCTGCTTGGCAGCGTGCAATTTTTGCCAAATGTTCAATGGCTCGAGTGTAGCCTCCGCTTTTTTTGTAGTCATAATTGTTGTTTTTGTTGTTTTGAATTGTAAAAATACTCATTTATTTGATTAATTCGCAAAATTGCTCATAAAAATTTAAGAATCCTTCGAAGTCACGTGCAATGATGTACACACCACCAGCTTCCTCGATTGCTTTCTGATATGCTTTCTGAGCTTCTGACTGCCTATCCTTGCCATACTTCACTTCAATCTTCACACTTCTGCCCTTGATCGTGGCAGAGATATCTGCTGAGCCTGGTGTTCCGGTTCCCTTGGTCCACTGACCACCAATGGCAACACCATCAGTGCGGTACTTTTTTCGGTACACACCCATAGTGTTGATGCGCTCGGCTTGGCAGTTATTAAACTGAAGGAATGCGATGATTGATTTGGTCAGTGCATTGGCTCCGTTGTCATTCCAGTGGTCCAGTGCGAGCAAGTGCGGTGGTATGCCTGGATACTTCGCCATTTTGTACTTGAGCTGAAGGTCTTTGAGCAGTGCTCGGTGTTGTCGTGTCATAGTTTTTTTGCTTTATCATTTAACTCATCCCACACATCACCATCAGTCGGTGGGGTTGACTGTTCTCCTTCAAGCATGAAGTATCTGCCGTTGTGATTCCTTCCTTTGTTTAGGTTGTATCCTTTGTAATCAGAATATGACTGCACCCACTTCAGGAATCTGCGAGGCTCAAGCTCTTTGAATGATGTAAACTCCGATGTAAACTCCTGAATCTTGCTTCCGTTGTAGTGGTACACATCAAGCGCCAGGTTGCCCTCTTCAGCCCAATCATAAAAGTCTTTACAAGTCGCCTGGATAAGTCGCTTGGCATCTGCGTTGATGCTGATGGCTTTCATCAATCCATTTTTCAGGTACTTCTGAAGATTCTTGACCATATAATTGTCAAATCTCAACCAATCCTCATCAGCCCAGGAGTCAAAGAGCAATCGACCATACTCATCCAGTGGCGAGCGCTTGGAATGAAAGTACTGATAGAACTCCAGCTCATGCCGTCTGCGATCGTGGGAGCTGCCGGCACCACTGATGACATAGTTGGTGGTGATGACTATCTTTGGCGAGCGGTTGAATGGAATAAATATCTCATCCTTGTTCTTGCGGTTGACTGTGATACCCTCAGTGATAAGGCTGAAGAGCTGCTCGAAGTCGAATGCCTTACGCACGTCATCAAATGCAAGTATCTGAGTGTCCAGGTTGACTCGCTGATATACAAAGTCAGACTTGGAAGGGTTGAAGCTCTTGCCATCAATCTTGACCACTCTGCGCAGATTGTTGAGCGCTGCCAACATCAGTGACTTCCCTGAGCCACCATTTGGATTGTCATCAATCTCTTGGTCGTTGAATATGATTGCCTTTTGGTCGGTCTTATCTTTGAATGTGTGCATCAGGTAGCCGAGTGTGGTCTCCAGTGCATTTACTCTGCCGCTGTCATCTGCTGAGACTTTGCTAACGAAATCTTGGAAGTCATTGGTGCAGTCATCGAGCAGCGTGAAATCTCGGTCAATTATTTGGTTCTCCCAAATGTATCCATCCACATCAATGTAGCTCTTGAGCTCCACTTTGTTCTTGGATATCTTGGCAACTCCATTCTTGAATGGGATGTATGAGGAGCTCTTGCTATCCTGGAGCATCAGTATATTGATGCTGTCAATCATATTGATGAAGTTCTCATTGAATAGGAACGCATTGCGTGAGCAGTAGTTCCAAACATCCATCTCACCCTTGCCTTGAAGATAGGTCAACACAAAGTCCTTGATTTGTTCTGCCGATGATATTCTGACTTTGTTCTCTTTGACTCTGACAAAGGTCGGCTTCTCAGCATTCTCAGGGTAGTATTTGTTGAAGCCATTCTTGACCAAGAACTCAGCGTAATTGGATGGCTGAATTGTGATGCCACCTTTTTCGTTGACTGACCAAAAGATATCATCTCCAGTTTGAATCTCTTTTTTTATGTCCTCAATCACATCCTCTCTCACATTGAGCTGCTTTTTGATGTCATCATCTGCCACTCCGCTCTTGAGCTTCTGCCGTACTTTTTGGAATGTATCTTTATCCTCGAAGTATTTGATGCCATACGTGGCTTTCTTGTACGCCGAGCGCACAGTTGTTGCCATCTCTTGCTCGGTGAAGCTGGTGCCTTGCGCATACTTGGTCCAAATGTACTGCTCTGCTGTATCCTTGCTGATGCCATACTCGCAGAGCACTGCTGCCAGCTTGAATACAAATTGATTTCTGCTGCCATCCACGAACTCACATCCATGGTCAAACTTTTCAATCAGGTTGATGATTTTATCCTCATCAGATAGTATGCACGTGGGAGTGCGCTCAGTGTAGCTGAAGCCCTGGTCTTGCTCGATACCCTCATACACTTGGCAGAACTCGTTAAAATAGATGTCAGGGTCATAGGATTCAAAGCACACCCGGCTGACGTTGCTGTTCTTTGTATCGAAGTATTCACTATCGAAGTGCTTGCCGAATGCAGTGAATCTGCGCTTGTGCTCAACCTTATCACACTTTGGAATTCTGATGACTGCCTTGAGTCCATTCCCTGATGGCGATGTGAACACCATCATCACATGAGGTTCAGCAATCAGGCGCTTGCGCTCTTCCATCATGAGCTTCTTTGTTGGGTATTGGTCAAAGTCCAGGATGCACAATCCACTGTGCTCAACCAAGCTGCTGTCATTTCGCTCGGTGAAGGTTCCATTGAACATGATCGCATTGAGTGATGACTTGAGACGCTCATGCTCGGGGTCTGCTTTCTCCAAAGAGCGAATGGTTGACACTTTCTTGATGAGGTCCGGGTTGCCCAGTCTGATACGGTTGTACACCTCCTGAATTGACAGCTCGAAGGGTGTCTCTTTGATGTTAAATAGTGATTTAAAAATTGATACTTTCATAAAAATGGTTGTTTTGGGCTATAAATATAGGCATTTCGTGACGGTAAATGGCTGTTTTGTGACGCTGCGTGACGATAAATATGCAAATCAAAAGGGTTAAAACTCTGACTTTGTGCAAGTTATCATTTTTCCGTGACGGTGACGCTCTCAAAACTTTTTTGCTCTTGTTGTGTTTGGCAATACTCTGCAAATCGGTATATAAGAGCATCCGTCACATTGTCACGCCATACACCCCTTTTTTGATGTCTTCCTGAATCTTGCGCATCTCCCAAAATGACTCACACTGGAGCACATCAAGCACGATATTTCGCTCGATTGTGTAATTCAATGCGGTGTATGGTTCAAATTTTTGTCGCAAGTCATCGGTTATGCGAAGGAATAGCCTGTCTTTTTTCCATGCCTTAGCTTTCTGAATTCCATAAATCACTGTTGAATAGTCCATGCCGAATATCTTGCCTATATCCACTAAAGTCATTCGATGTGTGCGAAGGAATGAGAAGAGGTAATATCGCTGATACACTTTGTGTCGCACCCTATTATCTGCACCAGGTATGAAATATAGATCGTGTTTTTTTATCTCGTTATTTATCTCTTCGAGTATTTGGTTCATTGTCTTTTTCATGACTTCTCTTGTATTGTGTACTTGTTGTAAATAGTTTTGTTTACTTGGAATCCAATTGATTCGTATGCTTTGAGATATCGGTAAACTGTGCGCTCACTGACTTGAAGATACCTGGTCATTGATTGGATGGTTCTTGGTTTGTCCTGGAGCAGTCGCATGAGCTTAATCACTCTGATGATTCGGTTCTGATTCATTGTAGCCAAAGTTTTAAACGTTCAAAAAAATCTATTGGATTTTCAAATTTTACACCTTTTGAAGATGATACCCATTCATCATCAGCATCAAGATTCATTCTCATAAAATCCATATCCTTCTCAATGCAACTTTTGCAATAATTTGAAGATAATTTGTCGTTTACTTTTTTTACTATTTCTTTACCAGTATGATATTGGCAGTCATTCATAATATCAAAAATTATTTTGATTCTTTGAAGTTTTGGTATTTTCATATCGGTGTCACTAAAAATTTTCCATCATTAAAGCGACCGGTCTCAATCAGGTCCATTTTTTTCCAGTAGGCGAGTCCTTTCGAGGTGAATATCCACTCTTGCACGATTACGGGTCCTATTTTGTATGTTAGTTTAAATCTCATAGCTCAGAGTATTTGATTTCGCAAATGCGGTTATATAAATCATAATTAAAGTTGGTCCAAAAATGCTCATATTGTTGGCGGCTAAACACACCACCATTCCTCATCATCATACTCCTCGTTGATGGCTTCGACATAGGCTTGCTCAAAATAGCACTGCTCATAGAGCTTATTGAGGTAGTCATCGCATTCTTTGGTTTGTTTAATTGTAAGTCCTTCATAATAGTATTTGTTTATGATTTTGTAATCGCCATAATAGCTCCCCACTCTAATGACATAGGTTGCCATTGTTTCTCCATTGGTTGGGTTGTCATTAACATCTTCAAATTCAACCAATAAATCAACTGAATCTATATCGTACTTTTTAGCTTCGTGGTCACGGATTTCTATGTGTATCATTGCTTGTTGTATTTATCGTTATATACGTGGTTCATATACTTGTTGAATGAAGCTGGGAGCTCATAGCTCGGCTCTACGTGCACTTGAGAGTCTATGGTTGGTTGGTCAACCATTGGCTTGGATACGGTTGTTGTGAGCCAAAATAAGAATGCGAGTCCAGCAACCATGATTGCTGCGCCACCAATGAACTGACGCTCATCTTGGTTGAGGTCTTGGAATAGGAATTTAATTGTTTTCATTTTCTTGGATTGTATCTAAAAGGTTATTAATTGCAGCCCATTGCGCTGCTGCGTAGCGTGTTGCCTTGTCATCAGCACCAAAGCGATGACGCATTTCGAGAAGGTCTTGATACATCTCAGCTTCTTGGCTGCGGATGAGGTCGATAAGTTGTTCTTTTGTCATGGCTTAAAATTCTGAGATTTCATACTGAGCTAAATCATTAACCATCGAAGTTGCATAAATAAGCTGAGCATATTTGTGCGCATCTTCCAGGTTGTTTTTTTCGGTAATTGACATCCATAACTCGTTGCCGTTGATGTCTTGAAAAGAAATTTTAAATGTTTTCATAATCGTTGTTTTTAGTTGTTTTGTGCCTCATTGACCTTACAAAGATAATTGTCTTTTGCATATCTGCAAACTTTTGCAAACATTTTTTTATTTTTTTTTCACATTTATTAAATTATCGGTTTGGATTTATTCAATTTTCGTAAGGTTTTACCCTTACTTTATTACAAAGTTCGTAAGGTTTTACCCTGATTTTGTTACATATAATATGCATTAAGTCGGATTTTTACCGATTATGATGGTTATGACCAACAAAAAAGGGAGCCCGAAAGCTCCCCAAAACAACGTATTATGAATACGGGACTAAGTTACAAAGGAAATTTGGTTGAGTCGATACTCTTGGATGATTTTTTCACCTTATCCTCCTCATATCTTTTGCATTCAATGGTAAGTATGCGCCCGCCCGTTGGCTTCACTGGTGCGCCTCGCTCCACGTGCCATCCTTTTGACCCATCACCATACTCCTCTTTATAGGTTCCGGTGAGCATTAGATGGATGTCCTTGTGTTGATGGCGATACCCTACCTTAGAATGGAAGCTAATGGTGTCACGCACGTCATTACGTGCAGCGTTTTCATGGATGTGACCCATTGTGAACACATCGAAGTCTTCGTACATCTCAAGAGCCCTGGTGAGGTTGAGTGCTCCCTTGGTGACTACACCTCCACCACCTGAGCCATGGAAGTATTTGATTTTGGTAGTCATGTGCACTGTTTGGTTGAATGATTGATTGATTATGAGCCAACCACCATAGCCTCCAGTTTGCACGCTGCTTCCATTTCGGTAGTTCAGAAGGTCAACGAATCGCTGAAGGAGGTCGGTCTCTTGCCACTTGATGATTGCCGTCTCATGGTTACCATATCCGATGACAGTCAAGATGTGTGCGTATGGTGACCACCATTCCACAGCTGTCTCAACGATTGAATCCAAGTACTTTGCATTGTTGTGTTCAGGTCGGATGTCTGACTTGTTTCCTCTGCGATCACCTTTGCCTTGCATTAAGCAGAAAAAGTCACCATTAATCATCACCGGGATGTTGTTTTCTAAACAATAGTCGAGGTCACGCTTGAGAATCTTCCAATCACATTTGGGATTGTCCCAATGTATATCCGAAAGCATTGCAATCTTTACCAGGTTACCCTCAAGCTGAATCTCGTGGATGTTCTTGGCGTGTTTTTTTACTATCATATTTGTTTTTTAGAGTACCTGAATAGATACATGGTTCCCATTCCTATTGCAAACCCAAGAATCAGCACCCAAAATAGTGGCTTTTCTTTTTGTGATTTGTACTTTGCCACCTCAATCTTCTGCACCTGGCGAATTGTGTCACGCTTGAGCTTGTATTCAATGCGAGTTTGCCACCTTGTTTGTGGCACATAGGATGTGTTGTAACGCACGATAGTGTCTTTGGTGGTGTGATAGTATTCATACACAATCTTATTGTCTACAATCACGGGAAAAGAGTCCACTGCTGTGATGCGAATGGTATCAGCTACACTGTCGCAGCGATATCCTTTCTTGATTGCTTTGGTGAGGTGATAGTTGGCGGTGCACGAACACAACAAAAATATCACACTATAAGTTGAAAATTTAATTGTTTTCATAAATTTATAGGTTAAAATTCATTGATTAGGCAGTAACTCACATTTTTTTGTGGTTTGCATAGCTTGATAAATTCTTTGTACTTTGTCACGTTGTTGACCACTTGGCAGCCAGCTGACCACCAACCAATCGAGCTGCCTGATGGCTTGCTCAAGTCGTATGTGTTAGCGTGAAAGTTGATACCAAAATAGCCGCTTTCACACTTACCTTGCTCCTCGCTGCTGTCATCCTTGTCGATGTCACGATACACCTGGACCGATGCACCAAGCTGAAGCAGCGCATCCACTTTACCGTTGTGCTTGCCAAACTTCCATACATTATAGTACCAGGTGTCTGCTTTGAGAATCGCAGCACCGTCTTTGTTTACTTTCTCAAATTGCTTTAGAGTAGGTGTGCCTGGATTGGTTGTGCCTGATGTCATCCATACAAACTCCTCGCCCTTGAAGAGGTAGAACTTGTCATCGAAGCTGTTTGGATTGTCTTCATTAGATCGTACACCAAGAATCCAATGCTCTGATGGGATGCTCTTGAAGTTTGGCAGCGTTTTGACCTTGTCGAGTAGCTGCTTATCGGTATATGCTCTGACCATAACTTGTTTTTAAACGTACAAATGTCCAGTATTTTGCGCAATTTACTGGACATTATAAGTGTTTTACACCTCAATTAAGTAAATAACCCCGGCAACGGGTCACCGGGGGGTTCTCAGTCATAACTGAGTGGGGTTACTTCCAACCATCCAACTCTTCCTTGGACCTGGTCACAAACTTACGCATCGCTGCAAGTATATTCTTGCCTGTTACACTTTCATAGCTTTCGTTGATGCTCTTGACCTCAACCACTACGCAAAAGAAAGCCACAAATTTTGTCATGATGAGCTCAACCGAAATGAAGTGAGCGATGATATCACCAGCGATAAATCTCTCAATCAGGAAGGCGAACACAATGCCTCCGCAATAAAGTACTGACTTGCCAATTGTGTCGCTCAATCTGCGAGATTTGAATGCTTTCCAACCACCTTGCTTCACTGAGCGCCAAACTCCGAATATGGTGTCGATGAATATAGCCAAAATGGCAACCAATACCAATGGCTGCACAGGTGCGAGTACGGTGAACAATGATGCGAAGATTGCGAGAGAAGTGTGCTTCATCAGATGATAAGAATTTGATTGTTGTATCCATTGTTGCGTGGATATCCACAGCTCCACACACCATTCATGAAGCAATCACCGGTGCATTGTCCGCACTCAATTTGTGGGCGAAGGTCAGTGTCACGATTTTCATGGCTGATGAAGATAGGATATTCTGCTCGGTTCTTGACCAGGTACCTGATTAGGCGCATCTCAAAGAATGATGCTTTCTGAGCATAGTGCTCCATGCCGAATGCGACCTCACTGCGCCCTACTGGCTGCGAGTAGTCACCACTCTGCTGTTGAAGTCCTTTGTTCTTGAGCTGATACGTCAACCCGAATACGCAATCCTCTGCCGAGCGCCATGCGATGACCGGCTGAATAAATTGCACGAGCATCTCTTCCTCAGGTGTGAGAGTTTGGTCATTGTATGCCTCGAGCATATGGTTGTAGAATACGGTGCCCAATATCGGCATCACTCGGAGCTGTGCTTGAGTGGCTACATACGGGAATACATCAGTCACATCCACATTGGCTGTGATAGGTGTGTTGGTCTTGAGATAGGATTCAGTGATGAAGTACAACATTACGCTTGAGGTGTTTGTGATTGTGCTGCTGCTGCTTGTGCTTGAGTGACATCACCACCAGCTATCGGTGGAAGTGAGGCAAGTGCTCTGACCTCGTTGGTGGTCATCTGCTCAAGTACCTTGGTAGCAACCAATGGGCTTAGTGAGTTTAGTGCGTCAGATGTTTTCGATGCATCTCCTTCGATTTCAACTATTGATTCATTGATGATTTGGAAGTTGTTGATTTTGAAGTCAGCAAAGCCGAGCTTGGCAATGTGTAGAATCTCGTTGAAAATATCTTGCACTTGCTCTCTGAGTGGCATCACAACATTCTTTTCAAATATGACGTATGCTTGCTTGATATCGCTACCACTTCCAAGTGAGCCGGTAGTGCGCACACCCATGAGTATCGGGTCAATGGTATGGGCAAAACAAATCTGCTCAGTATTCAATCCTGATGCTTCCTGGAAGAGCTTGTCATTTGAATTGGTTGGAATGCTCTCAATCTTGGGAAGCTGGTCAGGGGAGTTGGCAAAAAATGCTGCAGTCTTGCCAGCGTTCTGAGCCCCTTTAAGTTTGTCGATGGTCTGACGCAGAACATTTTTCTCTTCCTCTGATTGCGGTCTTTTCGGGAACATGATTGCAAATGATGGGAAGATGCTATTCTGAATGTTGCTCTTGGCAAAAAATGACAAATCGCCCGACAAAAATGCAAAATTAAGTGCGGAGGTGTACTTTGGCAGCGGATACCAATCTTGCCCTAAGGTCTCGACCTCATACACAAATAACTGCTCACGATCAGTGCAAGTTGGATGATACTTTTTGATGGTCTGAACATCGATTCTGCTCGCCCAATCTTCACAAATAAAGTAGTCATTTAGCTGACGTGCTCTGCGCACCTTTTCAGGGGATACGTTGTGCACTCGCTTGAGTTGCATCTTGTCATCAAAGGACAATCGGAAGTAAACACGATTGTGCACAATCAATTGCTCAGTTGTTGCTCTTGCAATTTTCTTGATGCTGATTTTTTTCTCGAATGTGTACAACTCAAGCAAGTCCTTTGCTGTTGCTCCATCAACTTTGATGTCAAAGCCACCACCAATGACAGCGTTGGTCTTGTAGTCCACGATGGAACCATGCAGTGGTGAGCTAAATACCAATTGATTGAGCAGTTCTGGATACATATTGTCAATTCCAAATGGAATGTATCCACCAGTGCTGTGTCTGCCGTTGACGTATGGCAGCGAAAGGTTGCCACCACCTACTTTGGCGAAGGGTGTGCTGAATGCATCGTAATTGCTGCTCGAGATGACTTCCACATCTGCTGTTTTGTTTGCTCTGAATCTATCGTACCATGCCATGTTAGTCGTATATTGATGAAATTGCTGCGCCACTTACAACCATTCTGCCCTCTTCAATGACCACTCCAGTGGTGTCACTGATTTCGGTTGGAGGTATGGTTGACTCATAAACGCTGTATGTATATTGTCCCTTCACAAGCTCCACATCGATTGGTTCATCCAAGTAAAAGAGATTGAATCTCTCAGGATACGGTGACTCATCGAGGTTGGTGAAGAGAATTGGGTCAGATGTTGGGTTCATTTCGTTCTGAAAAACGAACAAATAATATGGTGCACTCAATGTCGACACCTCAGTTAGCGTCAGGACAATCGAATTCACCTCTCCCTTGTTAATGTATATCATTACTTATATTGCAGTTAGCTTAAATTTTGTTCACAATCTTCCATTTCGTTATGAGATATGTGGCAGAATTTACCCCCGATAAGGTATCAAAATGTAAAAAATACAAATTTTACCTCCGATAAGGTACAAAAAAAAAGCCACCCTAATTGGATGGCTCTTGTTGAGTAGGTTAATTGTGATTAGATTGCCGGAACAACAGCAGTCACAGCTGACTCTTCAATCTCATAAGATAAGAAATCATCTTCAGATACCAAAGTAACTGAGTATTTT